CCTCGGGGCAGTGGCGGGAATTACTTGCCACTGGGTTTAGCTTTCTAAACCAAAGTTTCTTGGAGCTCATGGAGCCAAGATTAGATGGATTCGCCCGTATAACGGATAACGTGTCCTTATTTGTTTTGAAGATCCATAACAATTATTATTTACTGTTATGTTAAGAGATTCCATGTTCTCTCAATAAAATTTTCTTCATGTGTAAGTGTCTGTGATTAGTTTAGCATTTTTGTATTTTTATTTTTGTTTTTAGCTTAGTTATCAAAGTTTCATTTTGGTCTTACACCATGTGAATTTTAGATTTATTCAAAATGTCATTTTAAATGACTTTCAATTTCCAAGTGATCGTTCAACTTCACTTATTATTAATCGTGCACAATTCTTGTGACCTTGTTTCTACAGTATAGAATAGAACCCTCCCTGTGGAAGGTGTATATATCCTTTTCAATTTCTTCGTTCAACGACGCATGTGACTACACAAGGTTGCCCCCACTGATCACTTCAAATACCCTTTTGGAGTATTTCAAGACGTTTCCTATCTCCCACCTATGGTGGCTAGTGTCCTGCGTTTAATCTACTATCCTTGGCTGTTGCTTGAACAGAGTCTCTCCCGAGACCGACCTCGAACCGAACTTTCCATTTACTACCTATACCTGTCACAATAATATTACATAAAGAACGAATCTTTCAATATATTTGCCTTCTCTGGCCTTTCATCTCAATACTTTGGGGTCTGCAACAGCCAGGAACTCCTAGAGATCATAAACTTATCTAAGGTTTACAATGTTAGAGTTCCCTTTCTTGTAGGAAGTGTTCCTAATTATAGAGATGGGAGATAATGCTAAAGATACTTTTCTTTAAACTTATGTACCGGATTAATAACGACGTTATTCCATTATGACCACGTGGGTTCTGTTTTATGATTTTTAGGCTATTCACTGCCACTGTATTTGGTTGTTATTTCACTTGAGCGTTGTCTCAAGGCCGGCCAGGCTGTTCATTCTTTCAAGACGGAAACATCTAGAGACAGACGAGTGCTCCTTCAGCCACGTCTTCGATACCCATCATAGCTGCCTTATTATGTTCAAGTTTTGTAACTTGTTTTACCATAGAAGAGAACAGACTATCTGGTTTCTTTGCGTGGAGGAGTTTCGCCTGACTATAAATATTGGAGATCGTATTAGCTAGAATAGGATGTGAAGTTGATGGAGTATGCAATATTTCTATTGTTTCTCCCTCCACCTCCCAGTGTTCAGTAATCTCTACCTCAAAACTCACCGCTGAGCCAGAACTATTAGAAAGATGTATGTATTCCATGGGTTGACCCATAGTATAAGGTGAGGTTGTACCTCCCATACGTGTATCTCTCCAATCTTCTGCTGTTGGTGTGTGATGAGCTTTCCATTGTCCCTGTTCCTCAGAGTGTCCACCAATCTGTATATCGCAGCTGGGTTTATCTGTAAAGTTAAACCTAATTGTTCCTATATGGGAAGACATTCTAGAAATAACGGTTCCAAAGTTGGAAGTAGTGGTCTCATTGAAATTCATAAGTTGATGTCGTGAATCATGGTAATGTCTCAGAATGCCAGATTGATTTAATTTGGTACCACTGAAACGGAATTTGATATTGGCGGCAACAAATCTTGTATTCAATGATTTATCGGTGAGCTGATCAGCTGTGTAAGGTGTATTCGTGACAGCTGCGACCTGTGCCACAGCAAGTGGAACGGCGGCTGCAGTTGTGGAAGTGAAGCTTGATGTTGCGAGAGCAAAAGTAGCTGGAGTTCCTGTAGAATAGATCATGGAGGGTTTAGAAGTATCATTGGCACATGATGGACAATAGAATGCTATCATATCTTGATTCGCTGGTATGGTTATTACAGTTAAATTCCTTGCACTGAATTTTTGTGAAGGACGTGGATCTGTTAAACCGGAAGCGGAACCGGCAGATATGTTTGTACAACCTAATTGGGCGACGGCATTAGCAACCAAAGGATGATTAATCCCTTTCTTTGCTGACTTACCTACCTTTTTGGTGCCTGGCTTCTTCTTAGTCTTTTTTGCTGGATTCTTATTTATTTTCTTCAGGATAATCTTCTCATTTTTTAAAATGTTTTTGATCTCCCGTTGTAAACCTTTCATTCCAGAGTTTTTGACATCGTCTGAACCTGTTACCTCTCCATTGTTCCCATTTAATTGTGATCGGACAACCGGATTATTTATAATCTTATTGAACACTCCAAATTGATTGAGTCGAGAAAGTTTTTGTACTTGTTTCGTAGGATTAGACTTCGTACTAAATCTGATCCTTTTTGAGTTTCTTAAACTCTTCGCTTGTTCGATGTGAATCGCTGGTTCCATTGCGGATATTATTGCTGTTGTATGGAATCCCTTACAGCTTAAAGCGACTGTTCATTATTATAACCTTTTATTAATAAATAGGAGGAGCCGTGCAGTCTGTCGACGATTTGTTTCGTACGTAAATGTTTACCGATGGATTTCCACCGAACGTTTTGGTCCTTTAATATAATAACTCCATAGTTTAATGTCATTTCGGACTGAAGGTTAGTGTGCCTTACACTAGAGTAGATCGATTTCTGGATAAGTATGGTTCAACAAAGGGAGTGCAATAGTTTGAGGAAGGACACGGATGTATCTGTAATGATATTCAAAACAAAAACGTTCCGCTAACTCAGGCATATTCCCTGTTGGAAGAGACTTGAAAAATTTATCTAATTTCTTTCGAGGGATTAAATCAAATTTCAACTCTTCAAACTGCGACTTATTATCGAAAAACATGGGTTTCTCAGGATTTTCAATTGGAACATGGAATTGATTCAGTGGACCAATTTTTGGAACACTCTTGATCAAAATGAAAGGAGGCTTGTCAATATGGTAAGGTAATTTGGTTTCTGTTGATATCATCTTATGTTGTAAAGTAGGCTTTTGGCCAGTACGAATGAGTCTATCCTCGGTACCGTATAAATCACGACACGCTTTAGCGTATTGTCGTTGAAACTTGGTACTTATTGAAAAACACTGTTCTGTCTCAATACCCTTCTTCACATCTGGATGTAACTTAAAACCTAATCCCCCCAATTCATGGGCAAAAAAAAGATTAAACTTTCCCTTATTTGTAATATGTTGTATTATTGTCTTATTATGATGTAAAAATCGTTTGTGTGATTGCCATGGGTTTTCTGTTCCTGAAATAAATTCATTGTAACAGTCCCAGATCGGCTTCAACCTTCCATTTTTTGTATCATCTTGTCCAGACAATAATATACCACAGTTAAAGTAGTTAACTCTCTTTAATGTACATGGATCCGCCTTCAAGACAGATCGACTATTCGACGATGGATGAACATGATATGTGTGTAAAATAGAATTTATGGTAAAAATATGAGGATGAATATAGTTCTTTCCGATGGAAAGTGTAAAACCTATATTTTTTATTTCTTTCAACCAGAGTTTATAAAAACTCTCATTAGAACGAAATAAAATATCATCTCCATTAATCAGTACAGGTAACTCTGATACTGTAAATTTTAAACCCGTATATTCTTCCAGGCACTTCCAGTAACAAACTAGATTGGCTGCACATAAGAGTGGAAAACTCAATATGGAGCCCATTAATTGCCCATTTTCTTGTTTAACTATAAAACATGATTTGCCTTTAAATTCGGTTTTTTCAATTCCAAATTCAGCATTCATATCTGTTTCTTTATCAAACTTCACACCTAAACTAGTTAGATATTTCAAGAGTTCCCCATCCTCGTCATGATAGACAATATGTTGTGGATATATTTGACTTCGTAATGCATTTTTCACATACGGGGGTAGTTTCGCATCTTTTAAAGATGTTTCTAACGCCAACTCTGAAAAATTCTTATTTAATTCATCTGTAGCTCCAGCATAATCACCGGATAACCATAAATCAAACTTTTCGTCCAAACCAACTTCTGCCATGCGAGTTTCAAGAACTGACTGTCTTTCAAGTAAATCTCTGATAGTACAGGTTGTTACCACTGCACCGGTAGGATTGAAGCAAGGATAATTAAAATTCTTTTCCCAGAGATATCTCTGGAAGAATTTACCAATGTAAAGAGGGAAAACCTCTCCTTTAGTAATTAACCGAACTTTTAATTTTTCTAAAATTGCCTCTACCACGGAATAAGTCACAAACCCATCCCGTTCAAATTCCTCGAATTTCACGTCAACACCCATCTCTCCCCCTTCCTCCCCACGAACCACATAAGAATGATACATTTCTTTTACCTTTCTTAAAATATCAGAAAGTTTAGGCATCTCACCTCCATAGTTAGATTTCTTTGATGACATAGATATAAGTGGGTAACCCACTAATGATCTTGTATTGAAACCCATCCTACTATGACGTTCGGTTACCTCCACAATAGCGAACAACCAGTGCTCCTCTCGTGTTAACTCCTGATCTTCATCTTCTAATATCGAATTGTTAAAAATGGTTAGAGCTTCATCAATAATTAGTTGATCCTCCTCACAATAATGTGCATTGGCCACTGTCTTGACATCCTTAAACCATCTTCCTTTCCTCTTTGATGCAACTTTCTCACGACCCTCTATAGGAGATAATTTAAATCTTCTGTCAAATTCTTCAAAAAGATCTACGTCCTCAGGTACTTCCTGAGACCATACATTCTTCTTTTCAAATAATTTGATAATCGGGTTAGAAACGCCTGTATCAAAGTTCCGAAGTGTACCGAGCTCAATGCCCATAGCATACTCCCGAATCACCTCCCTCTGTCCCCCCTTGGCTCTCGATAATTCGATACATGCTGACTGACTGCCCTCATATAGACGTATCATGGAACAAAGATCATTTAGATCATGTTTTTCCATTTCTCGTTTACATTTAGCGGCTTCATCAATATCGTTTTGATTATCCAACCATTCATCCAGGAGTTCATTCTGGTTTTCTATATTCGATATAGAGGTAAAAAACTCATCCCTCTCATTCATCCGAGTTATCTGTGCAGCTTCACTCTTTTTTGATAGAGCAAATTGTCTCTTCTCTTGCACTGACTCCCCCAATAAATCTAACTCATTTGAACTTAAATTAGTTCTATCCTTTCCTTTATAATTGGAAAGAGGATGATAGAAACGTTCGAGGAATTCGCCATATGATTCCGTTATTGCATTGAGATCCCTTGTGGGAGCTTTATGCATGGTTTTCATATGTTTAAACTTTGACGCATTAATATAAGTATCAGGAACCTCAGCGGCCCCTCTTTTCACCCCCTGTAATAACGACCAAAACAATGTCAAATTCTTTTCAGACTTAGAAATTAATCTATTCTTTAGGAATCTTCGCATTGGACCGGTCCAAATTAAAGGATGTGATGGAAAGTTCTCTGGTTTCACGGGTAAGATATTCATCTCATTCCCATCGATATCCTTATGGCTCAGATATCGGCAAATAGGCCACGCGGTGTGGTACTTTGCAAAACTCACAAAACTTGCAATAGGCCAGTGGGCCATAGCAACCATCAATGATGATTGACTCTCAATAGAAAAAGATAAAATCTTACTATCAAAATCAATCAACATCTCCAAACTTGCCAATGAAAATCTAATCGCAGCTACGAGACTTTCTAGCTTAATTATATATTCATATTCACTGTACCTGACGATTGGTGATATACCCTTAAACTGTGTTAAAAAAAACGCAGGCAGGATAGATCCAGTCTCAATCCGAACAAAACTAGCAACCCTTGGCTGAACAAGCCCGGTTGATCGAGTATCGGATAGGTATCTAACAGTAAAACTGTCAGTGACCTCTTGGGCGAGAAGAACATCTTCTCTCAGCCCCAACAAAAAACCATCTAAAATGTCAGTGATATGGATCACTGCATCATGAGAATTCGCTCTTGACAAATCAACTCCTATATTTTGGGAGTTCTTCATTTGCGCTTATTCATG